CGAGCCTCTAAAATAGTGGAACCGGTTGGGGAGTACTCCCAATAACCATTATATCGTGTTACGTAGGTATCCCCACTCAAAGTAGCAATGTCAAATTTATAAGTAGATGGTTCGTAATCATATAGACTCACAACCCCATCTGGACGAGATGACCCACTACTTAAACCATAATCGTTTCTACTTGCTGTAATTATACCATCACCTACTGATATAGTACCTTCATAATAATGGCTAGATATAGACACACCACGTTCTCTCTGAAACTTATTACGTTCAAACACATGAGGTTCTATCAATATACCCTTATGCCAATCCACACGTGCTGGAATTAGTTGTTTTATTTGGTCGAATACAGACATATCATAACGAGATAACATATCCATAATCAAATCCAATGAAGTACCCGTAGTGTATTTTTGGAAATAATTCTTAGCTCTATACTTTAGTAATGGGTAATCCTCATTATATCTCTTATCAGTATCACCCACCCAATCATCAGCTTCGAAATATCCCTCAGAATTATATATGTCCGAGTTTACAGTGTCGGTTGTTGAGAAGTAAGTACCTAATAAATTAGAATCAACTGGAGCATAATCGAACTGAGATACCTCATTTGATTTATCTATACTCAATGGACCTTTTAATGAAGATGATTCAATTCTAATTTTGTTGTTCATTAGATTTAATGCACCCATTGATGGTATGGTAACATACTGAGTATCAACTTCACCAACTAAATCAGATGGCTTCATATTTACTAATGATGCTGACAACACTAATCCAGTATCAGATGATGTAAATCTTTGATTTGGGTGTATGGAGCTTATAGAACCACTATTGGTTTTGAATCCACTATCTGGAAATATTCGATACATCAACTTATCGAATGAAGTATCAATATCTAAATCAGTTGTGTTGTCATCACTAAAATATGCTTCTCTATTCTTAGCGTGTTCGGTTATGATTTCATTTGAGATAGTATCTCTGAAATATCTAATCTCTTGAATACTTGCGGTCTCATATGAGTTTACATTTGTATCCGTTGTAGGACCAGGTACTTGAACTGTTCCCGTTGAGGTCCATACACTATTGAATGTTGAGTTACCACCACTTAATGTTGCTGTTGGGTTTGCGAGTAGTTCACCCCAATCATCAACCCACGCAGCGTTGATGTCAATTGAACTTGAATTCAAAGATATCGCAACTTCTCTACGTTCTTTATAAGGAACATATGATGATGATATGATATCAGTACTATTTACACGTAACCTAAGCCTTGCGGTTTCATTTAAGTAGTCCCAAAATAAATCTACATTATCAGATGTATCACTCAATCGTAAGATATGATAATTACCTTTAGGCATTTTACCAATAACCTCAATTGAGTTTGGTCTATCAGACTGTATATCATCCCATGGATTTGAAATATATTTAGATGGTGACGCTTGTAGTTTGTTTACAAATCGTTCTTGCTCATAAACACTTTTACGAGTGGATATCGTAGGACCACCCCACTCACGAATCTTCAAGAATGCCTGTGGGATTCCGTATGTGGATAGTAGTGCTTTAATTGAACGAGCAGTCCCCTTCGTCTTGTACAACATGGGAATTGTATTTACAATACGTCTCCAAATCTCATGTGTTATTTGCTCACGTGGCTTAGATTCCAACGTACCGGTTTGTGATTTAGTTCCATCCGCATTAACACCCAATGCATATTTCCAAAGAGATACGTCTGAATATCCTGTTGACAATTTCCACCCAAGAGAGTCTGCTACCGACTTTAGTACCTCATCAGGCATACCATCATTGAAGTGTTCTTCTCGTTCATTTATACTCGTTAATGCGTTGATATATGTCCACTGAATATCAAAGTGTTGGCCAATCATATCTACGAATGTGATATACTCTGTATTACGAGGGTCTGCTTTTAGGTAAATTGGTATCGAATTTCTAAGAGAAGCATCATTAAATTCATCAAACAACGATGCGCTAGCGTATGTGTTTTGATACCAAGTTGTACCTTCAACAGATGTAGTTGGTTTTAACACATGAGGAAATGTTGATTGTTTAGGGTATGGTTTAATAGTATATATTGATGACGACCAGTGGGTATAGTTACTTTGTTGTTCAGAATAATACAAGTGGTTTTCAAATCCATCGAAACCACCAATCAACGTATCTCTTCGGACCATTGATTGAGATATATTGGTTATAGCTTCAGAACCACTAACGTTAAGTAATGTGTTTATTCGTGAATCGTAAGCTTCGATTTGCTGTAATTTGTATAAGAAATTATCTACACGTTCAGTTGCGGATGAAAAATGTACATAATTTTTAAAATCAGAATAGTCTATGTTTAAGTCAATAGAACCCAACGACCCACTAAAATATTTATTTATTAATTGTTGTGACGTTGTTGCGTTTACGTCTAACAACGAGTTCCAATTCTGCCATTCTGTACCACCCGCACTTTTAACATCAGACATATCTAACTCAAAGTTGGGTTGTGAAAAGTTAGGTCTACTTACATTAGCTATACTTGGAAATATAACTAACTTCTCTACCCAACTTTCTTTAATACGTGCATCTAATTCTACTAAATTATTAACAACTATATTATCGGGTAATGGTGATGCTAACTTAACAACAATATCCTTCACATCAAATGCAAAATCAGTATTATATTTTTTGTATGTTAAGTATAGTTTACTTAAATCAGTATTAGTTTTTTTGCCAGTTTCAATAACCCTTACACTTCGGGCTTGGGTTACTGCTGGTAAATTAGAGTCACCTTGATTGATGTCAAATGTTCTAGCCCCATTCCATTGAAGTTGGTTATTGTCATCATAGTATAGTGAAAATCTTCTCCATCGACCTGTCATGCGCCCAGCAGCATTGAATGTATTTCCGTTTTCATCAGTCACCTTGGTTGGTTCACCGATAGCTGGTGTGTATATTTCTAAAAATTCAGTAAATACACCTAACTTTTCTGATAGTCTATCGAATGGTACATACGTGGTTGAAATCAAACCACCACCATCGTGGTTATATCTACCACCACGATTTGGATATGATTTCTCAGTCAACTCTAACCCTACACGTGTTTGGTCAAAATACACACTTGCAATATCAATTATATTGTTATCACCTAAGTTCAATACAAAGTCAGGTCTATTTTGTGTAAAGGTAGAATCAGTGTTTGCTCGCTGGAAGTATAAGTCTTTTAGTGTTTCAAAATCACGAGGAAGTGGATTGGGGTTGATATTAATAGGTCCGGATGGTAACTGAAACGCGGTCATGAGTGATTTCGCTGACAATGCATTGGCAACCACCGGATTTCCATTAGAAGTGATAACTGGCTTGTTAATACTTGAACCCACGTTCCCATTAATGATAGACGCTTCCGAAATTTGGTATGGGTCTTTTACAGTAAGTAATACTTCAGTCCTATCACCACCAATAGCTTTAACTTTTACACCATCATTTAATTTATGCATGAAGTTGTAAACTATACTATAAACTCCTTGTAAGTATCCATCATCACGGATATCTTTCTCAGGCTGTAATGTTATTAGTGGATACGTGTTACCATTTTCAGAATATGGTATTGGTAGTTTGTATGTTGACTTTAATAAGTTTTCACCAGAATATACATGACGTTCCATGTTGGGTCTGAGTTTTGATAAAACTCCGGGCGCAAGTGTACCATCAACATCATTTACAGTTAATGGTCTAAGAGTACCATCGACACCATCGTTAAATGTGTTTCCATAGGTTGGAACGAACCCAACAACTTCTTCTTTATTTTTAAATCTATCCAATGACATATATTATAGTCCGCCTTTAAATCCACCACCCGAAGGTCCGCTTGGTGACGGTGTTGGGGATGGTCGGCCTGGACCGGTTGAGCCAAAACCTGTCGTTGGAGTTGTTGAACCAAAACCTGTTGTTGGACCTGTCGTACCTTGTGGGCCGGTTGGACCTGCCGTTGGGCCTACCACACCTTCATTTATATTTCTTACTAAAGATTGGAACGTAAATACAGCAAACACATCACGTGGTTCCTTAATATCTACTTCATTTATAAACTCATCAGAAAATTCAACATCAGTATACGTTTCATACGAAACAGATATTGGCTGCTGGTCTGAATTAAAAAATGGCCGACTTGACCTTTGTATCAAGTCATGCTTTATAGTACTACTATAATTATTATCATCCGATGTAAGTGTAACATCACCATATATTTGTGAATCTACATTAGAATCGGATGCGCCATCAATCTCGTATGAGATTATCTGACCTCTACCATTACGTCTTACGCCACGTTTATTCATTATCTAACCACCTTAAAATAGAAGTTATCATCATAATATTTTGTTGTACTATTCTGGTCTACCCTAAATATAAACTTATAGAATCGTTCCGGTTGAAGTCCATTAAACCAAAAGTTAAAATAGTTACCTTCGGAGTCACAACCCACCTTAGTATAAGTAGTGTCGAACGGAATAATTACCTGTTCTGTTTCAGCATCAACTACCGAGTAGTATGAGGTAGCTGGTAGGTATTTAACCAATTTGTAATTTGATGTTGATGAAAATGTACGTGCCGGAAAACGTTCTCTACCATAGACTCTAATCTTGGCTTTGGAACTTTCTTTATACTCAGTTGACAAATTCTTAACATATAGTATGATATCATCACCACTCAGCGCGGATAGTGCACCCGTATCGAATGAATCACCATCCCATCTTACTTCTAATACCGGTGGATAGATTGTGTTGGTATCTGACGAGAAGAATTTGATTGAACCAAACTTAGTTGTTGATTGTTCATCCGTTTTAGATTTTTTAACAATGAAACCATTATTGGTTCGTGTACCATCCAACCAATCATTTACATAATCAGTTACTTCGACATCCAAATTAGACGTGTACTTATCAAAAGATTGGTAGTAATGTTTACCTGTGTTGAATGATGAAGTAAACCATGTACCACCACCTTGATTAGAAATCCAGTGCGCATCGTATTTAAAATCAGTATAATATGAAGACGTTAATACATTTGGGGTTTTGAGTGAGAAATTATCTAAAGACCCACTAAAATCACCACTACCACTACCAAAGAATGTAAATCTAAAGTTGTGATTCCCATCCTGTTGTGCTTTAAAAAATACCGTGACATCGTTTGACGATGTTAAGTTTGATACATATGAGTTTTGTAAATATTCAGACGAGTCTAAAAGCCTACCATCAGGTTCTTGAATACTAAATACAATACCGGATGGAGACCCATCAGCTGAACTTGTATGTATTGTTCCTGGATCTATACTAAAACTTGCTGTGTATATTAGTGTGTCTTGTAATGTTGCTTTACGATTTAATGTAGCACCACCGAAATTTGACGCTGACATTATCAGTACACCATCTTTAATAGTGGTGATTTGTTTAGATTGGTGTTCACTTAAAATAATGTCATTTACAACATACGTAGATGGTAGGTCACCATCTATATTGAATTGGTCAAGAAATATTACTTCATTCTCTACATTACTGTATACGAAGAAGTTATCAAGCTGACCATCCGACCCGTTACTACCATTATCATCAAAGAATGTAAATAAGACTTTATGTATCTTATTACCATTTACAGCAGCCGAGCCTGTGAATGACATCTCATATGATTTACTACCCAATAATGAATCAAAATAACCACTAACTTCACTATCATCATAATATGAACCATCTGGCTTATATACTCTAAAATCAATTCCAGATAACGACAATTGCTTTGCGTCAAATGATATTGTGTAGACTTTACCTTCATCCAATGATGAGGATAGAGCGGCAGTTCCACCACCATAGTTGGATGCCGATAACACCAATGCCCCATCGATTGCTTGTAATGATGGTGAACTACCATCAGTACCAAGTATTGGTTCAACTAACTCAAAGTTACCTGCATTTGAATTAAAGTTGTAGTAAGTTTCAAGTGCTGGAATTAATGATGGGTCAACTGGCTTACCAACTGTGGAATTCAATATATCCCACCCTTCTGATAAACTTCGTGTTACCCAACTAACATCTGATTCATTGTGTGGTTTGTCATCTTGAGAACCAAGTCCTTCGGTAAACCCCTCATATAACGGATATACAAATAAGTCGTATTCAGATTGAATTTCACGACTTTCAATATTCTCAACTCTCAATCTATATTGTGGTGATGTGATGTCCCCATTGGCTATTGAAGATGATATTTCTTTTAAATCAAATTCAATGAGTGCTCTACTATTACCCAATAAAGAGGTGTTATCAGTATCGTAAAACTTACCGATTTCAAGAATCTCATCCTTACCCGTGTTTTGATTTTTACGAGCGGAGTCTTCGTATATGGTTGCGTCTTTTTTTGGATATATTCTATAAATCATCTTCTACCTTTTAAAATAATGATACAACTTTACCTACGATGTCTACGTCAGGATATTTTATTTCAAAACAAGTTGGGTCTTTTGGTGGATACACTATACCATTTCTGGTAGCTTCTTTTGTACTATATTTATTATCAGAATAAGTTCCGCCAAATTTATTTATAATTTGTAACCCACCCTCATCTTCTTTATTAGGTCTGACTACCGATTGAACACCATCAACTCCATCCAAGCTAACATATAAGTCAGTTAGATTTATCGGTTTGTTAATAGCCATACGTTCGATTTTGAATAATTCTTTTAATGTGTTGATACATTTTAAGAGAACCTCATTTGAATTGTAATTTGGTAATACTATTATTTCGAAGTTGATACCAATATTTACGATGTATGCATTTTTAATATTTACAGCATCAGTTAATATACGATAGTAAGACAAATAGTTTTGTAAGTTTTGCTTTGTAGCATTGTTTAACTGAGTAAGCTTTTTATTAGAATCATATCCTAATGTATAGAAGTTAATTGCTAATGGATTTGGAATTGGGTCCGGACCATCATCCAATAAAGTATTGATTTGGAAGTCAGGTGCAGCATATGCTTTTGCTACCGAGCCAAATTGTGGTGGTAATGCGTACGCTCTAAGTAAGTAGTCTTCTCTGGTTACGGCTCTATTTTGTGCTCTAAAATATGCAAGAGCGTTGTTACGTACCTGCTCAATCTCTTCTTCAAATTGGGCGCCAGTTGCTGCTACTTCGTTCGTTACTGCTATTGAGTTTTTAACTACATTAAAAACATCACCAACCAACCTACTACCATCAGTTTCAATTACACGTTCTACAATCGTTGTTAAATCAGAAGATGGAACGTTATCAGAAACACCATTACCTATTCGGTATGTAACAGTTAATTCGGTATTAGCTGGAGCTACACCATATGTTTTAGCGTACATAAAGTTTGATGGGTCAACCCCTTGGTCAAGGTCACCACTTGCGGGATATAGTGCGGAGCCAACGTTATCCGGATTTGGAAGTATCTCTTCGTCTGAATTTGATGATACCCCTGCTCCAAATTGAATGTCGAGTGTACCATCGTCAGTTATACGTGTAATGTAACGTTTGGGTACTCTTTTTAGTTTAAGTAATGATGGTGTCTCATTTGCGTAAGCAGCCATGGCTAATGAGTAATCGGTAGTGTTTGGTAATTCTTCAAACACAGTGTCTTGTGCTAGATACTCAACCTTAGTCCACTCATCACCATCATCATCCATGATGCTTATTACATCAATCAAACCATCCGCTTCTATTTTTATTTTATCGTAAGGTTTTGGAGAACCAAAGTTAAATGTAGATGTTTCACTTTTACCACTAACTGCTTTAACATATTTTTTTAATAAATAATAGATAGGTTCGTTTGTTGTTTCGTCAATTTGATAAACCGAAACGTCAGTGGGGTCGAATGAAGATGATTGTGCAAATCTTACTTTATTTATAGTAGTAAATTCAACGTTGGGACTTTCAGTTGAACCAATGACCATACCTTCTTTTAAGGTTAATGCGTAGTCAAAGTTTGGCTTAACATTATCACCACTACCCATCGCAGGTAATATCTGATACACAGTCATATCGGTTGTTGCTGGTACATTTAACTTTGGCTTATACCCAAATGATTGTGCTATTGTAAATACATTAGACTTTTCTTGAGCTTCTTCTAAAACAGATTCTCTTAATTGAACATCGGTATAATATGAAAGTACATCACCCACATATGCCGCCATTTCCATAAACATCATACCAGGAGATGATTCATTAAAATCATTATAGGTATTTGGGAAATATGTTTTAGTAAAGTCAATTAGATTCTTACGGATATCACCGAAGTCTCTACCTATTAAATTTACATCTTTTTTTATTTTATCAGCCATGTCTTATCCTTAAACAATAGATATATTACCTTGCTCTGAAACAAGAATTGTTATTTTTGTGTTTGCCCCACGGTCAGTTACCTTAACTACTAAATTTATGTTTACTCTATTATTATCTTCGTTGGTAATTACTCGTATACTATCTATAATAATATATGGAAGCCAGAATTTAATATCATCTCGTAGTGAACTTTCCAAATCATCTGCTAAGTCTTCTGTCATTTGTTCAAATAACAATGAGTATACATCGGAACCAAATGTTGGTTGAAGATGACGTTCACCCTTTCTTGTTAAAATCAAGTTTTTAAGATTAGATATAGCCTGCTCTTCAGTTGTATATGATAGTTTAAATAATGGACTACCACCCAATGGTAACAAAACTCCAACTGCCTTATTCCTTTTTAAGTCTAAAGGATTGATACTAAATTCATTACGGGATGCCATTAGCTACCCTTCTTATTATTTATATGTTTCATTAAACCTGAGTAGTCACGTGTTAGTGCGTCAACTACCGCTTTACCTGCGTCAGTTTGTTGTAGCTGATTAGTTGGTATTGTTCTACCATCTGCGTTTTGTAACACTTGTGGTTGTTGACCCATACCACCAGCGAACGCCTGTGCTTGTGATGCATCAAACATACCACCACCAACTCCATTTGAATTAATACTTCTCCACTCACCACTATCAGCGGTTTCGTTTAACATATCATTTAACGTTGCGTTGCCGGTAAATGATTTATTTATTTTAGTATTAGATTCAAATACGTGGTCTACATCAAGCGGGTCTTTATCAACAACGTTTGGTTGTGATTGCTTTATCTCTTTTATAATAGAAGCTCGTAAAGACTTCTCACGTTTAGAGACTTCCTTCTTTACCTCTTCTTTAATGATGAGTTGAATTGCCTTAATTAGTTTCTTTGTATCCATGATAATAAATATGTTTATATATAATTATTGTTTCATTAATGTTAACTGAGTTTTTACTTGAGTAATCGTAGATAACAATTGAGGACCACCGGCCGTTAGTGATGGGACTGGCCCACCAGTATTGGCAGCCGCAGTTAGTTGGGGTGCTAACTGTAATAGTGCATCGGTGATTGATTCCAACTGACTGAATATGACATCCATATCAGCTTTCCAATTGGACGTTGATACATTTACCGATTTAGCACCACTGATTAGAACTGAGTCTTTTTTTGAATTTAGAACGAGTCGGTCCGAGTTTAATACTATTTGTGGTTTAGTATATAGAGATGTGGGTGTAACTCCTAACGTAAAGTTATTTGACGACTTAATTCCAACCTTTTGTTTAGAAGCTAAGTATATAGATGAGTCGTCATCATTGATATCTTCTATAACAAATTTATTATACCCATTTGAGTTACCAGCGCCATTACGAATAATAGTGATTGGTGATTCGGGTGTAGTTGAGGTCCAAGATGGTTTAATCTTAGAATCTGAATTTTGTGGAGTATACCCAAATCGAATTGATTGGCCAAACCTACCCTCATGTATAATATCACCTGAGTATGGTTGTAATTGTGATAGGTTTGATACTATTTTGAACTCTTTATTCTTAGGGTCGGATTTAGAAGGGCCTGATGTGTTCGGAACTCCGGCTGAGGTAATATTATAATCACCACCAATCGTACTTCCTTCAAGTCTGGTTGCGTTTTCTAATATATTATTATTTACATTACCTTGTAATGAAACCGGATGTGAGTAATAAAATACAGTAGCACCACCACCCGTAGCAGATATGAAATCAGAAGGTGCTTTTTGTATACATACATACTCACCAACAACAGGAATAGTTTTACTAAGTATACTTAATGGCTTAGCTAAAATACGTTTACTTGTATTTGATTCTTTTAGAGAAGCTTGTATTGAGTAGGGTCCGTTGGGGTTATCATCATCTAAATATACTTCTAATACTTGTGCATATTTCATTCATCACCCCCATCGTCTTTAGGTAGGTCTTTCTCAACCTCATCAATAGCATCCATCAATTGTCTCTTCTCCTCTGGTGATAATAACATACCACCATCTGAGCCCGAATTGTTGTCCTTCATCATACGTTGGACGATTGCTGCTAATTTAATTAAAGCATCGTCATTACGAACTGATATATCTAAGTATTCTTTTATCAAAGGTACAACTACTGATGCATCACCCAAACTCTTAACCATTGGTTCGAGTTGAGCAATCAGTAGTTTGATTTGGCGGTCTTTCTTTTTTTGATTGGAATATATGTCTGACATAATATCCGAGAAAGACTTACCTTTAAATAATTCAGTATCCTTATCCATTAAATTCCTCCACTCGATGTGTTACTGGTAATATATCACCTTTCATAAAATCGATATATAGTTCTTTGTATATAACCTTCATCTTACCTACCACACGTGTGATGTATTGAGTCTGAACTCCAGTTCTCTCCCTAATAAGTATATAGAGAGCCTTTTTATTGTAAGAATATAGGTTATCACGTGTTCTAAATAATTCAGTAAGCGAATCTGCTATCTTTTGGTCCCGTTCTTTATTGAATATTGTAAGAATATTACTATCCATGTACATTACATAGTAATCCATGAAATCTTTTAGAGCTTCCATTTGTCGTTTATCGAATACCTCATTTACAATATCACGTGACGAGTCTATGACTTCAACACCATCTCTCATTTTCATACGAGCATAATTAGCATTGTTTTCATTGAACAAATAGTTACGTGCTATTACAGTAAAGTATGAGAACGCTCTACCATTGTCTCCATTGAACTTATGAATCTTCTCATTTAAGAATGCTACTACATTTGCTTTAACATCTTCGTATGGAACTTCAAAATAATAAGTCTTGTAAGTATGTATTACATTCTCTGCAAGTTTATCAAATGGGTAATGAATAAACCGATTGTATATTTTATTCTTTAGTCGCTGGTCATCACAATTGTTATATGCGTTGATTGCAATCTCATTTATTTTATTAAAATATCTTTTATTCTTCCTCTTTCGACCCATAGTACTTTTCTAATTGCTCAATTACTTCATACAAATTCTTAAAGATAAATCCAGTCTCATCATCTGCTTCAAAAGAACCTAACTTATCAATCTCTTTCATCTTAGCCATAGAATCATCAATTCTATTTGCGGTGTCTGATATTACTATCTCCTGCTCTTCCACAACATCTTCGTATGCTTCGTTCTTACGAAGAAGGTTTATCGTACTAAATAAAAATACGATTGTTGTTATTGATAATATAATAATTGTTATAATCATATTACTCCTCTATAATTCCTTTAAACGCGTCGAATACACTTTTAGTATCAGTATTACTATTAGTAAAAGCGTCACCTAAATTCCCCTTCTTAGGTCTACCAATAGTTGACTTCCGTGTAGACTTTATTGGATTCATTTCTTTCATCCAT